GGTTGGAAGCTGTTCTCACCAACTGCACGAACCATTTGCAATGGAACGTATGGGCAATAGAACAAACCAGCGTCGAATGAAGAAGAACCCTTGTAGCCGACTACCAAGTAGTTAGCGCCTGCATAGGGATCGATATACACTCTGTAACGACCGTTTAGGACACCAGCAAAAGTATTGCCTGTATCGTCAACGTTAAGTGCGTTAGCATTAAGAGCTGGAGTGTAATCAAGTACACCAGCCATTTGCAATGCAGAAGCGACGTCAGAAGAACAGATAACCAAGTTACCTTTACCACGACGAGTTTGCAAAGCAATCTTGTTAGCTTCTTGCTCGATTTGGAACATAAGACCTTTGAACTTCTCTACAGACCAGCGACCGTTAGCATCAACGTCAAGGTCGAAAGTACCAGGAACTGCTGTAGAAGCTGCGCCTACAACGGCAGTACCATAGATTGTACGAACCAATTCACGGTTGATTTCCACAAGGATTTCAGACTGTAGAATGTTGGCTAGTTCTGTTTCAGCATCTAGACCGTGAACGGCTTTAAGATCCTGAGCAAGCTCAGTGGTGTATTCAGCTTTCAAAGCACGGGACTTAGCAGCAACAGTAACTTTCTCGATTGAGAAGGCCATTTCTGCGAAACCAGGACCAGAACCGTCGCCAAGGGCTTCAGCAGCACCAGTATCTAAGCCAGTACCAGTTGTGATGGTAGCAGTGTTAGCTTGTGGCAATGTGTTAGCATGAGTACCAGTTCCAGAGAAACTTGTATTAGCTTCAGCATAGAATGCTTCGTCGCCGGCTTGGGTTGCGTACTTAGAACGCATTGCAAAGATAAGACCAGTAGGTCCTGTCATAGGCTGAACACCAGCAATGTCGTAGGCCATAAGGTTAGGCATTGCACGACGTACCAATGAGATTAGTACTGGGTCATAACCGGCTGTTGGGCCAGTAGCTGTTGAACCAGCACCATAACCGCCTGTACCAGCAGAGTTAGTTGGTGATGCTTCTGAAAGCAAGCCGGTCATGGAGGCAGAAGTATCGCCTGATTCCATTAGAGCGCGCTCTGTGTTTTCAAGAATAGTTGCCGTTACCGACTTCTTGTGTTGATCAGTGATTGCAGAAAAGCTTGTGTGCTCGAGGATCGGGCCCCACTTTTCAACAAGTGCTTGATAGTTTGACTGTGCCATAATTGTCTATCTCCTTGATTAGGTTTTATCTAGATCTATTTATTAATATTAATATTTTACTGATTTATTTTCTTGAATTAAGAAACTCGCTAAGAGCATTGATTGAGGAATAATCAGAAGCTGGTTTAGCAACTACTGTTTCTTCAGTCATAATTTCTTGCTCTTCGTCAGAAACTTCTTCTACTACAACTTTCTTAGATGCAAAGAAAGATTCTTGTAGTGTACGAAGATCTTTTTTATATTCTGCAATATCTTGAACATCGAGTTTCTCAGAAAGTACTTTTAATCTTTCACGCTGAGTGATTGTAAGATCTTCGGTCATTTCGCTGAAAGCTTGATCAGCTTTGAGACTTGCAATTTGCTTATGAAGGGCAACATTTTCGTTGATCGTATCATTAGCAGTAGTCTTAAGTGATACAACTTCTTCTTCAAGGCCAGCAACTACGTCAACAGTTTCTTCGTTAACTTCGATGTTGTGCTCTTCAAAAAGAGATTTAAGACCGGTCATCAATGACTCAGCAATTTCCACCTTAACGCCGGCTTCTATGGCAAGAGCATTTTCTTTCATCCACTCTTCTACAACGTAGTCGAGATAAGAATCGAGATTTTCTACGATTTTTTCTACTGCTGAATCAACTGATTCTTTCATCTCTACTTCTAGAGCTTCAGTCTTTTCTGCAATAATTGTGTTAGCTTTGATAGAGGCTGCTTCATGTACAGCGGCTTCAAAAACCAAAGTTACTTTAGATGTAAACTCTTCTGAAAGATCCATGCCTTCAAAGATTGATGCGATTGATTCTTCAATCTCAACAACTTCAACAACTACTTCGGAATCGGCTGAATCAGCTTCTTCTTTAACAGCGCCTTGGCCTGGAGTTACCGCGTCAACCTTATCAGCTTTCCCGTCAACAGCTTTTTTCACATCTGCCTTTTTCTTTTTAATAGTTCCGCCTGCTGGTGTTACTGGATCCTCAACTGTTGAGACCCCATCATCAGCAACGAACTTTTCGTCTAACTCTTTTGACATATGTTCTACTCCTATTTTTCGTGGTGATATTCTATATGTATACTATTTATATAAAAATTAATTTCTAAGCGATTTTACAAAGCGTTCAAACATACGTGCTGCTGTGCTCTCATCAACTCGACGAACGACCCGCCTTACTTCTTTTTCAATTTCTTCCTGCATTTCTTCAATTACTTCTTCAACTGAACCGTTTTGAGGCAGCCAGTGTCCGCGAGCAATATCATAGAAGAATTCAGTATTTTCCATAATGCCATTTACGAAGCAATTAGGGCCTGATGGGTCTGTTACAATATCAACAGTAGCTAGATGGAAATCATTTTGAACTTCCATGATACCTTCTTTTGTCTGCTTTACAGAACCCAATCCTCTAGTTGATACGCCGATAAGAACACCTTCGTCCATAAATGTCTTAACGATTTCGCCCATCGGGGTACCGAGAATTTTTGCTTTACCAATAAAATCCGATCCGTCTTTTTTCATTTCAGTGATAAGGTGTGATACTCTATCGCCGTTAATGCTTGGACCGTCTGGGTGACCTAATTCACCAAGAGCTCTTTTAGTAGTAATAAAATCTTTGTTATATCTATTCATTTCGCTTTCAAGAACCGCAGATGGATAAATTCGACCGTTGCGGTTTTTGATGTCACCTTGCATGAAGATACCTTCAATGAAGTAAGACTTAACGCCTGTTTCTTCATTAATCTCCGTAGCAACGTTGCATTCGTCTACAACTTCGGTAATTAATTTCATTTGATCGCCTCTTGTGTTATACTGTTTTATTTATAATATTTTTATTATTAAATTTTAGCGTCGTAATAGTTCTTATTTAACTCACCACGTTCTGTAGTTTCGCCTTTTTTTCTGACCTTAACATAGATCTTCTGAGCATTACCACCGGTGGGTGTGAACGTTCTGATACCAGAGGCGGTTATTCCATTAGCATCTAAATATGTATCTGCTGCTGTTGCTGCATTATCATATTCCCAGATACAGGTATTAGAAACTGCATCTTCAGATCCTAGAACATCCGCCCAAGCCATCTTTATACAGCCTCTTTAGCAAAGCTCAGAATTTCGGCAAAACCTGCTTTGTCTTTCATAGCGGTTTCAGTCATTTTCTTTTTGCTGCCAGAAGACATTTTCTTGAACATCTGGTTTAAAACATCTGCGTCTTCTTTCTTAAGGACCATAGATGAATTATCTTTAAGCTTAACAATACCTTGCTTAAACGTTTCATCTAGAACTTCAACAGACTCTTTTACTGGCTTTTTGCTATCGCTAACAGTACCGCAAGATCCTTCTGTTTTAGCTTTCTTTTTAGCTCTTAGTGCTGCAAAGTCTGCACCATCAATATCACCGTCTTTGTCGTGGTCAAGTTCTTTTTGACCGCCAACCAATGCTTCTTCTAGACTTTCATCTACAGGATCTTTGTCACCTGAGATATTAGCATGAAGTGTTTTCATAGCGTCGTGAGCAGTACCAAGTTTGTTTTGATACCATTCTTCTGGATCACCACCGCCTTTTAAAGAATCTTTGATTGCCTTGGCAGCCATAGCGATAAAGTCAAGTTGCTGACTCATCATTGGAATTTCTTCAGCTGCATCTTCGTTAACTTCTTCAGTAGCGAAAGCTTTATCATACATTGCATTCATGCCGTATGCATAAGCGGTATCATAATTAGCATCACCTTCTTGGTCTGCAATGCGTGCAGCTTTTGGCTTGGCAATCTCACCAGTGAACTGATGATCTAACGCAACTGGGTGACCGATCACCTCGTAAGTGTGCTGATCCTTAAATGCCTGTTCTTCTTCACTACGCGAATTTGGCTGAGCAACTTCTGTAATAACTTGTTTAAAGGACTTCATCTGAAATCTCCTGAATTTACTTTAATTTGATTATATTTATCCATTAACAATTTTTGAATCTCTCTGAGCTGTATTACTTTGGTTTTGAGTATCACCATCATCTTCTGGCTCTTCATCAGGAGCTTCGGCTGTTTCTTTAGCCATTTGCTTATCCATTTCTTTGATATCTTCTTCAGACATACGAAGAACGTTTTTGCGAACCCACTCTCTAGAATAATATGTACCAATATGGTCTTCAACTTCTCTAAGAGTAGTAAGTCTTTCTCGGCTAATCTCAGCTTCTTTTAATTCTGTAAAATAGTTATCTTGAATAAAGTCGTATCTCAAATCATTTTTGATTTCAGCGAACTCTTCGGGTGTCATAATACCTTTAAGTACTAACTGCTTTTCAAGAATCTGTGTAAATAGCGATGAGAAACGATTTCTTAATCTTTGAATAAACTTACCAAACTTAAGCTCGTCGCGTGTAATTTCAGAGACACGACCAAATGATGCCATCGTTTCTGGTTCTAAACGTGATAGAGGCACTTTCAGTGACTTAAATAACTTGCGCTGGAAGTACTGTAAGTTTTCATCACTAGTTAAACCTGCCGCACTACCACCTGCTAACGTATCAACTTCAGTAGTTCTTTCGCCACCACGTCGTGGGAACCACAGATCTTCTGTCATTGTCATCATCTTACGAGCATCTGTAATTTCACCAGTAGCTGAATTATACTGCAGCTTATTTTTATGGCGAACCATCATATCTCTTAGATACTGTTCAGCTTTCGATTTAGGTAGGTTACCAACATCAATATAGAAAACTCGTCTTTCAGGAGCTCTTGTAAGAGTATAAATGATAACAGCGTCTTCAAGCATCCTTAGTTGGTTGATTGGCTTAATAGCTGCGTTAAGATGAGAAAGAACCAACGCATTATTTTCGCTCATTACACCAGATGTTACGCGGGCAATAGAATCTTTTGCAATTTTAAAGCCTGTTGTACCTGACGAGGTTGAACCTTTATCACTACCAAAGCCACTTTCTGAATACATATAATATTCA